TTCAACACAACTTATTTTTGGAACTCCATCTTTAAAATATCCCAAAATGCCAGTGCCAAAAGGGGTCCTTTTCCCAATGTGTATCATGAATGTCGCAATGAAAAGAAAAGCTGTGCCATTTATGTATCAGGCGCCAATGGGCCGTTTTGATTTTAAAGAAAATAGTAAAAATATAAATAGATTTGCCGATATATGGGCCGGAATTGCTGCAAAACAAGACATTGATAAAAATGACTGGTGTGCGGTCACTGGTTATGCCAAAGTAAATCACAACAGAGCAAGTAACGCGTTCACCAACTTGATAAAAGAAGCCGAAGGGGTTGCCATGAATGAATTATATGGAGTCGGTGAATATTTTGATTTTTTCAAAATGAAAAGAGAAAGGTGGCAGCAATTTTTAAATTCTTAAACAATGATACTCACTCACTCATTTATACCTTTTGAAAAAGATCTACATGGTTGGAACGGCAACTCACCTATTTTTCTTGAAATGGTGGCGGACACCCACCCACAAAACATCATAGAAATTGGATCTTGGAAGGGGCAGTCGACAGTTTCAATGGCCAAGGCAGCACGGAAAAAAGGGCTACAAACAAAGATATTTTGCGTAGACACGTGGCTTGGGGCCCTTGAGTTTCGTGAGAATGAAAGAATTCTTGGTAAGACTTGGGATCGTATGTTAGTAAACGGATATCCAAATGTCTACTACCAGTTTTTGTCAAACATGATTCATGAAGGAGTTCTTGAGATGATCGAGCCGGTGCCTTCACCATCGAGAGACGCAGTGCCGTTTGTACCAGAAGCAGAGCTTATTTACATTGATGGAAATCACTACTACGAAGCTGTGAAGGAAGACCTCGAGCTTTACTGGCCGAAATTAAAACAGGGAGGCATAATGTTTGGCGACGATTATTTCCTCAACACTGGAGATCGTCGCGCGACTGACGGATACAAGGCAGGCGTAAGATTGGCTGTCGATGAGTTTGCTCAGGCAAGAAATTTAAAAGTGGAGACAAAGTACGACAATTTTTGGATTATAAAAAAGTAATATGACAAAACCAGTATACATTTGCATACCGACTACAGAGGAGCGCCGAGAGCGCTTGGCGAAGTGCCTAGATTCCATTCACAAAAACGCAGGATATCCCCACGTCATTGTGACCTACGAGAATTTTCAAGAAGGTTTTATTGGTCCAATTCACAGAATCCTTGAAGGAATAAAAGACGACACCGTTGTTTGGTGTATCGGTGACGATACAGTTCTCACAGAAGAAAGCACTCTCTTGAGACTCGTGGACGCTTATCATAACGCTTTTCCTTCGAACGATGGCGTAGCGAATCCAGATGACGGAATACAAAAAGGCCAGATCATCACCATGCCTCTTTGCTCTGCATTTACCATGAAGAAGTACACCTTCAAGGGATATTTCCTAAATTACGCAGACAATGAGTTCACCGAAATCATGACAGCGAAAGGAAAATATCTTTATGTGCCCGAGGTGCAAGTTGAACACCAGCACTGGATAGCAGGGAAAGCAAAAAAGGACAACACTTATGAGCACGCCGCTAGCAAGTTTCCTCAAGACGCAGAGCTCTTTAAATTCAGAAAAGCAAACGGCTTTGAGCCAAAGAATGAATTTTAATATTAAAGAAAACTAAATGGAAAAAACACCAAAAGTTCTCATAGGGTTGCCGACAATGTCCAGTATCCATATTTGGCTGGCAATAACAATCATGTCATGGGTGGCCGAAAATAAAGTATCTGTGCGAGTCTACCCCACTCTCAATGTTCAGCCTGTAGATAATGCGCGCAACGCAATCGTGGAAGAATTTCTACATGGAGAGGCAAAGGACTGCACACACCTTTTCTTCATAGACTCTGACACAATTCCACCTCAGGATGCTATCTACAAACTCTTGGCGCATAACAAAGACATCGTCTCTGGTATCACAGCCATTGTTGATCATGATGAAAAGCTGAAAGATAACGAATCGGGTGGTTATTACAAAAAGTGGAATTGTGTCGGTATGGACGAAAAGCACGTCAAACCACACACAGGGCTCTTGCCAGTGAAAGGAGCTGGTGGTTCTTGCCTCCTCATAAAGCGCGAAGTGTTCGAGAAAATTGAGGAGCCATATTTCCGTTTTGTGTACCAAGATGATAACGGTAAAAAAGTCTTGGTCTCAGAGGATATTTACTTCATTGCAAAAGCTCTAGGCAAAGGTATACAAACTTATGCAGATACATCGGTCGTATGCCAACATCAAAAATCTATTTTGTGGTAATATAAATATATGAAGACAACTCACCGGGAAAAAGTAAGAATCGCAAGGGGTCTTAGGAGCAGAGAAGACATAAAAATGCACATTCCTATTTTCCAGACTAAAGGCTGGACGACACGAAGGGAGTCGCTAGCAAAAAAACAACATGCCACTAGGTCATAACGTACAAAAAAATATCAAAGAGCTCTACGCGGACAACAAAAAGTCTGGTAAAGCCAAGGGTGCACAAGGTCGACCACGTTCTCGTGAGCAGATCATTGCAGTCGCATACGCAGCAGCAAAGCCTAAGAAAAAGAAAAACAGCTACTAAATATGAGCGTAAAAGTCACCTACAAAGCAACAGGTCGGGAAGAAGATACTCTGGTAGCTCCAGAGGCTGTCGGGGAAGCTGAGCCGAGTATCGCTGTGTCTTTCTCTGGAAATTTCTGTTTGATTACAAAGGACGACGGGGTTACAAGTACGGTCGATGTGATTCCTTTAGAAAGTATAAAAACAGTTGTTTTCCCAACTCCGGTTGAGGAAATATAAAAGTTATGGAAGAAGAAATTTTGGATAATGAAGAACCAGAATGCGGACGTTGCTTTTTACCTCTCGATGAATGTGATTGTGATATCGAAGACGACGCTATTTAAATAAGGTGGTATAATAAAATCAATATGGCAGGAAGACCAAAAGAAATAACATCAGAGCTCATAGGCAAAGCGAGTGCCTATCTTGATACTTGCACTGACAATATCAGCGAAAAAATAAAAAAGGTGAGCCTTCCGAGCATCGAAGGTTTTGCGCTCTTTTTGGGTATCCATCGAGACACTGTTTATGATTGGGAATCTAAATCAAAAACTGACACAGTGGACGGAGAAAAAGACCCTGCTTTTGAGCTTTATGAGCAATTTTCCGACATTTTGGCAAGAGTCCGTCAAGAACAGGCAAAAAGGCTTATAGATAACGGTCTTTCTGGTAATTACAACCCAACAATCGCAAAGCTCCTTCTCTCATCAAAACATGACTATGTTGAGAAGACAGAAACAGATGTGAAATCAGGAGGCAAACCACTTCAAGGAGGAATAATGAATGTAATAAATAAAGTATATGGAGCCGAATCTGAAACCTCTGGAGAAGCTACTCCAAACAGCTAAGGACCTTGGTTGTCCTAGAGAACAAGTAGAGCGCTTCCTAGCGTCTCAATATGTCCCTTATCCTTGGCAATGGAAACTTCATGCTGCTGCACGACAAGCAGATTTGAAGGACGGCCCGACAAAGATTGGAGTCGGTGGAGCCCGAGGACCGGGCAAATCTCATGGCATATTTGCACAGGTGACAATCGATGACTCTCAGAGAGTTCCGAACCTTAAAGGACTTTTCTTGCGTCAAACAGGAAAGGCCGCGAAGGAATCTATGGAAGACCTTGTTGTAAAGGTTCTATCGGGCAATATAGAGTTCGAGCTTGCCTCTGGGGTTATAAGGTTCCCAAACGGATCAAGAGTGGTGCTCGGAGGATTCAAGGACGAAAAGGACATCGACAAATATGTCGGTATCGAGTACGACTGGATCGCTGTTGAGGAGATCAACCAGCTTACAGAAACAAAGGTAAAAATGCTTCTTGGTTCTATGCGTACTACAAAGACAAATTGGAGACCAAGACTTTACGGGTCTTTCAATCCGGGAGGAATGGGGCACGCTTATGTAAAAAAGACATTTGTCCTTCCCCACAAACTCAATCAAGAAAAAGACACTCGATTTATTCCTGCAAACTACAAAGACAACCCCGGCCTTGATGAGGGATACATAAACTATTTGCTCTCGCTTGATGGTCAGCTCGGTCAAGCTTGGCGCGAAGGAGATTTTGATGTGATGGCTGGGCAATTCTTTCCAGAGTGGAACGAGAAGATTCATGTTATAGATCCGATAGATATTCCGAAAGACTGGCTACGAATTGCTTTTTTGGATTATGGGCACACTGCACAGTCCGCACTTTATTGGGCTTCGATAGATCCTCAGGGCAAGATGTATGTCTACCGAGAGCTTTATAAAACAGGTCTGACATTTTCTTCACTTGCAGATGAATGGGTTTCACACACACCAGCGAATGAAGAAATAGATTATCTTGTGGCCGACCCATCTATCTGGGCTAAAAAGGGAGAGAATGCTTTCGGTCTATCTGGTGCAGAAATATTTCAACAGAGAGTAAAAGAGCTTACAAAAAAAGATATTCGTCTCGAGCGTGCAAACAATGATCGTTTCAACGGCTGGGCTGCCGTTCGAGAATATTTGAAACCTTTCATTGAGCAGAATAAGACAATTTCAAAGCTTAGGGTTTTCTCTACATGTGTGAACCTCATTCGCACATTTCCAGATCAGGTACACGACATAAACAACCCAGAGGATTTGGACACGACTCAAGAGGACCATGCGCTAGATTCTCTACGCTACGGAATCATGTCAAAGCCCGAGCCAAAGAAGATTTCAGAATATGTGCAGGAAGAAGAAAAGCCCCTGTACTCAGACATCGGAATCTAATGAGAGTGGTAGGTGCGGAGCCCCATTTTATAAGTGAAAAAGGATGTACGGGAGTTCAATTCCCCGGCCGGTGAAAATCCGTCAGATCATGTCTGGTGACTACATCTGGGTTCTCTCGGTTCGATTCCGAGCTCTCTCACACGAAAGTTATTCACAGTTTCTCTGTAGACGTGTCAAATATGTGGTATACTTTTGCTAAATATAACTATTAAAAGCCTTGGCAACAATAAATAAAGAAAAAAGGGATAAAATTATCGCTCAAGCACTCCAAGAAATCACTTTTGCACGCACCTACAAGCAGGGAAAGATAAGAAACTGGCAAAAAAACGAAGACCTTTACTATTCTAAGAAGGTTACAACACCCGATTCTCGCGCAAACGTAGATCTTGGACGTATGCAGGAGTTCGTTCACACCCTACTTTCAAAAATAGACAATCCACTCATTTTTAAATTCACAAAGCGCAAAGAGTCTCAGCTCAAGCGAGTGACAAGACTCAATTCAATTCGTGTCATTGACCAAGAGAATGATTTTTGGGATCTGAAAGATATTGTCGGAAAGAAACAAGGCATAATTTATGGTCGCACAATTTACGCATACTACGCAGACTCATATAAAAAATATTGTTCACATTTGGAGAACGTGGACGTTTACGATTTTCTCATTGATCCATCAGCAGGAGGTATCGACATCGAGCGCGCAATGTATCTTGGAGATTACGGAGTCGTGCTTACAAAGAGCGAACTCAAGGAAGGAGTCAAGAGCGGTTTGTATTTGAAAACAGAAACAAACCTTCTAATCGAAGGGACTGGCAACGTCACAGAGAGCTCTCAAGAGGAAACAAATAAATCAAACAGAACTTACGATCAGAACGTCTATACCTCAAGGAAAGAAATACCAAACCCAGACAAATTTAAATTTTGGCGGTGGGGCACAACCTTTGAAGGACAGCGATACTACCTCTTGCTTTCTGAGAAGGGCGCGACAGCTATTCGTCTTGTAGAAATCGAGGAAGTTTTTGAATCTGGCCTATGGTGGTACTGGACTTGGGCAGCTTTCCCGGATCTCACAGAGTTTTGGACCCCTTCATATTGTGACTACGTGCGCGAAATATTTATGGCGCAGTCAGTTTCTATCAATCAAATGCTCGACAACGCAGAGCAAGTCAACAAACCACAGCAGGTTGTGAATGTTGGAGCTATCGAAAACCTAGCTGAGTTGAAGTACAAAAAAGGTGGGTTGATAAAGGTTAAAAAAGAATTCGATGCAAACAAAGCTGTACAAAATCTCATTGTTCCTTCAATCAATACTCCGATTCAGGTCTTCAACATTCTCGAAGGAATTCAGGAAAAAGCCTCTGGTGTTACCTCTGGTGCAAAGGGTGTATCAGAAGACGAAAAGGTTGCAGTATATGAAGGAAATCAGGCTGCCGCTGCTGATCGTTTCGGTCTTCTAAACAAGTCATATACTTTTGGATACAAGCGCTTTGCAACTCTCTGGGAGCATGGTGTGCGCGAACACCTTATAAAGAAAATCGCTGTGGACATGATCGGTCCTGATGGCGTGGAAGTTGAGGAAGTCAGTCGCCGAGATATTTTCCGAAAAGATGATAAGTTCGGAGTCATGGTTGAGGCCTCAAATGCAGAAATGGCTATTTCAGAAGTAGAGAAAAAAATAAAACTAGCATTCCTCGCTGGAGAAGGCGCAAATCCTCAGCCACTCATGAACGCAAAGAAAGGTTTTGAAATGAGAGCACAGATTGCAGGCTTCACAGAAGAAGAAATCCGTCAGCTCATGGATACTTCCGACTTCGGCGATGCCGAGCTCATGAGTGAAGCAGACAGAGACATCGAGAGAATCCTTGATGGTGAAGACATCTTGCCAAATGAGGCCGCAACAAATGCCTACAAGCAGAGATTCGTCACTTACATGACTGATAAAAAGGAAAATATCACCTTTGAACAGTTTGAGAAGCTTGCGATGTACATTTTCTCTCTCGATGACATCATTGCCAAAAACACAGTGCGTCAGGTTGAGGCGATGGGCTTGAAAGAGATGAGGTCGATGTCGGCTTTGGGACCAGATGGAAAGCCAATGGCTCCAATTCCAGAAGGTGCAGGAAGCGAGATCGTTGATGAAGCAGTCGAAGAATTACCAGCTTAGAAATAATTTTTATGTCACACGAATATATAATCAAGAAAGAAGAAAAAGACCCGTTAGACACAGTTATCACAAAGAAAAATATCTCAGTAGATTTTACTATGAGAGAAGTTTATGCAGATAAGCTCCGAATGGAGAAGATGATCAAAGAGTTTGAAGGTCAGCTAACACTTTCATCTGCAAAAATCGCAAATATTGAGGAGCACCACCCTTTTGTAAAAGAAATGTCTGAGCAAGATTTGTTTACGGCTCATATGTATCAGGAACAGCAAGCGATTGCGAGGGTCATGAGGTCAAAGCTCGAGGAATTAAAGCAGGGCATTATCGATGACGCAGCAGAGCAAGCGGAGATCTTTAAGCAGATAGGAATAGCGGTGCCTATTGCAGCGCTTGAGGATAAAGCACCAGAAAATAAACCAAATGAAGAAACACCTAAACAGGATTAAAAAAATAAAAGACGCGCCAGATTCTCTC